GGAGTTCGTCCAACTCGGACTTGTCCTCTGTGGACTCCTCCTCTGGAGGAACTTCGGGCACCAGCTCCGCCTTTGGCTCCGTTTCCAGCTTCGGCGGCGGTGAAGGCGGCTGCACGGTCGACTTCTCCGCCATCTCCCGGAGTTCGTCCAACTCGGACTTGTCCTCTGTGGACTCCTCCTCTGGAGGAACTTCGGGCACCAGCTCCGCCTTTGGCTCCGTTTCCAGCTTCGGCGGCGGTGAAGGCGGCTGCACGGTCGACTTCTCGATGGACGGCTTGGGCGGTTCAAGCGGCAAGCCTCCAGGTAGTTGCTTGCGCAACTCGAGAAGCCGCAACTCGTACCCGTGCGCCTGCTCCTGCATGAGGCGCCGGTGCTCGGACATGGGGATCGACGATGGCGTGGGAGGCGCATTTCCTACCCCCACGCCATGTCGGAATGAAACGCGACCCATCAGTTATCCAACGTGCCGTCGTAGTTGGCGACGTCGTGACGGATGGAGATGACGCCGCTCTGGTGAGAACCGCGACGCCGACGGTAGCGGTGAGCCACCGCGTAGAGGTGCATGGCCGCCAAGTCGCTGTCCTTGAGGATGTCTTTGTCGGTCTGCATGGTGAGGGCCGCCCTGTTGTACCAGAAGCAGCAGCTTGCCGGCTTGAGCAGCAGGGTGCGCGGCGTGAGGTCGGCCTCGGCACGGTAGACGTTGTCCACGTTGTAGGTGCCGTTGGTGAAGGTGGCGGTGACGCCCGTCGCCCCGTTGAATCCCACCAGCGAGTCGGCGGAGGGGTTCGTCGCGGTCCGGCTCTCGTTCAGCGCGTAGGCACCGCCGCCCGCCGTCACCGTGTGCTCGTCCGACCAGGTCGAGCCGTCGTCGGTGCTGAACTTGAACTTCGCAGTTCCGTCCGACGATCCACCCACCGTGATCTGAATCTTCAGATCCCACGGCCCGAGCGGTGTTCCCGTGAGGGTCACGTCGGGAGGAGTCGTTCCGTCCTCCGTGACCGCGCCCATGGTGCTGCCAGCGACCGAAACGCGGTCAGAGACCACGATCGGGATACCGGCCATGCGTGGGAAGTCGCCATCCCGCATCGAGTCGAGCAGCAGCGGGCGACCATTGGTGTCCTTGAGTTGCAAGGCGTCGCGGTAGCTCTGCGAGTGCATGACAAGCACCGCAGCGCCGACCATTTCGTCCCCAAAGCTTGCCTTCGCGGAGATGATCATGTCCCAGGTGATGTTGCTTCCGACGTAGTTCAGTTCACGAACTCCGGAGGCTACGACCGCATCGAGGATGCGCTTGTCCATCGCACGCGTGGCAGCGACCCGGATCTGACGCGCTGCCTCCTGGTACGGGTCCGCCACCGCCGCGAACTGCGAAAAGACAGACGCCTCGGTCGCCAACGAATCGCGAGTGATCGTCGCTTCCTCGGTGACCATCGCGATGTTTCGCGGAGTCGCCGCGGTCGACTCGGAGAGGTTCTCTTGGAAGTCGCCGATGGTTCCGAAGTAGGGCACCTTGATCGTCTGACCGACGACGTTGTTGCCCTTCTCGCTCATGCTCGGATCAACAACGACAGCGCCAGTCGCCACGAATGCCGAGCCAACGAAAACGTTCTTGTTTGCGAACTCGCCTTGCACGGCGTCTTCGATCATCGCCGGGTTGTAGGTGTTCGCAGTAGTCGTGAGAGCCATTGTTAGATTTACCTTTCAGGCTTTGGATTGCAGGCTGTGAATTGCTGGGCGTTCAGCCCGCGGAAGGAGTCGGGCACCCAGATGCGCGCCAATCGGTACGCATCTGCGCCCAGAGTTCGGGGTTGGCTTTGCAGAGTGCTTCTCGCTCCACCCCCGTCATGGCGGCGTAGGTCTTGCCCTGGTAGGTGACATCGCCGCTGGCGTTGCCTTCGCCCTTCGGCGGTTTGACCTCGCCCTGCGGTACCTTCACGCTGGCGATGTCGAGGTACGCTTTGAGCGAAGCGACAGGCTGAGCGCCCCAGAACTCGGCTTCCTTGACGGTGAGCTTCCCGTCAGCCTTGCCCTTGGCGATGAGGTCCTCACGCTCTTTTGCGGAAGCGGCCTCGGCGTCCTGCTTGATCTTCGCCTCAAGCTCGACTACGCGTTCGGTGCTCTTGACGTGTGCGCGAATCGCTCCGATCGCCTCGTCACCCTTTTTGCCGACGGCTTCCTCGATCGCGCCGACCTGTGCACGAGCTTCTGCGGCTTCTGCACGCGCCGCGGCGAGGTCGGCTTCGAGTTGCTTTTGCTTGGACGCCGAAGCGGCCTTGTTTTCGTGGATGGATGCGAGGACTTCACCTTCGGTCGCGTTCTCGGAGAGCCCAAATGCCTTTGCGATTGCTTTCATTTCTGATGTCTCCTCCGGCTCAACGACCGGCAGATTGAGTTGTGGGTCCGCGACAGCGACCGCTGCGGATGCGCGGGCCTGCGGAGCGTTTTTGAATTGGTAGCGACCGAGGTCGAACAACCCTTGCGCTTTGGCAGCAGCCGCTGATTTGCCTGCTACCAAACTGTCAGCGAGTCCTACTTCGACTGCTTCAGAAGCTGAGAACCAGGTTTCAGCCGCCATCTTATCGAGTGCCCACTCTCGCGTTTGCGAGGTGCGCGCGGCGTAGATGTCCGCCATCGATCCGCCCATGGACGCGAGGATGTCTGCTGTTGAACGGTGGTCCTGTTCGTTGCCGCGTGTGTGCGACCACGGGTCATGGATCATGAACATCGCGCCTTCGAAGACTTCGATGTTGTCGCCAGCCATGGCGATGATCGAAGCTGCAGACGCTGCGAGCCCTTCGACCTTTACGTTGACGGTCGCGCTGTGTGTGCGCATCAGGTTGTAGATGGCGACAGCCTCAAGAACCATCCCGCCTGGGCTGTTGATGTGGACCGTTAGTTCGTCGAACTCACCTAGTCCTTTGATCGCTTGGCGAACCGAGTTGGCGGAAATGCCCCACCAGTCGTCGATCTCGTCGTAGATCCATAGTTCGGCGACGCCGCCGTTGATGGCAGCGCGTAGTTCAGGCTTGGATTTCATTGGACGGATCTCTCCGATGGCCGTTTGCGAACGACGCAAACGTTCCTAGAAGGCGCCTTAAGTTCGGTACTGAACGGACTTGGGCGACTATGAAATGGGAGCCACGCTACTTGGCGGGCGGATGCTTACTATCGCGGAATTCTTTGCATGCGCGGCAGTGGCAGTTTGACATCGGTTCCAGGTGAACGAAGCGACCGTCTTCAGGAATCATCGGGACGGACATCGGTATCGTCCTCGTCCTCAGCGTCACTATTGGGGTCTGACTGGATCGAAATCGCTTCTGGATCCCTTTGGATCTCAACGTGGAACTCCTCTTTTACCCAAGCAGGGTCAACCTTATGTCCGCCCTGCCATAGTTTTTTTACTGCACCGGCAACCTTGTCGAATCGCTGCGCCTTCTTGGTCAGGTCTTCGTTCTCGGCTTTGAATTCGATGTAGGGAGCTGCGCGACGGTTACCGAAGTTGAACTCTGCCCACCAAACCAGAATTTGGCGGCGAATCACGTCTTGCGTGCGCTTCAGCAGGTTGATGATCACGCGGTCTTCGACTCGCTCGTGGACCTCTGCCGCGGCACGTGAACCGCCGGAATCGATCTCTGTGGTCAGGTTCTGACCCTTGATGCTGATCTCAAACGCCATGTTGGCGAGTTTGATTTGCGCGCTGTAGATCGACCAGGTGCTCGCCGCAGCCTGCAGGATCTTCAGGTCGTAGCCGGGCGGCAGGACAACCGTGCCGTCCGCGCCAGCCGAATCGATCTGTTCAGCGAGCGCCCTGCGCTGACCCTTGTCTGCTCCCCCAGCCTCTGCGACCTCGAACGCCGCGCCTTTGTCCAGGTCTGCGGTCGCGACGCGCGTAGACGCGCCCTCGCCGGCCCTTGCGAAGTCCATCCGAGCGAAGTCTTTGACCAGCCACCATTCTGCGATGCCCCGCCATTTTCCCTCAGCCCAAGGACGTCCTTTCCCGTACGGGGTGTAGACGACCCACTTGCCATCGCCAGGCTCGATCTCAATTTCGCTTTCGGAGGTCCGCAGGAACCATTTTTGTAGGTTGTGGTCCCAGCGAGCCCAGCGCGGATGATAGAAAACCACGCGCGGCACTTGTCGGCCTTCGTGTTCCATCCAAACGAGTTGTGCAAACCCGACTCCGAGAATCAGTCCCCATGCGATGAGCTTGTGGAGTTCCTCCTCTTCGAACGCCTCATCCCAGTCTTCGGGGAGTGCTCGTGCGGCGGATGCAGCTCCGGTTCCTTTGCCCTGGTTGAAGTTCAGTTCGAGCTTGAGGAAACCACCGATGACGGTCTCTAGCGCCTGCTTGATACGGTCGTCCGCCATGATGATCTCGCACAGGTCGGCGAGGTGCATCATGGTTCCGCCATCGGCGATGTGGATCATCGACCGAATGCGCGCGGGTGTCCAACTGGTGGACAGGCGCACCGTGGGCTGTAAGACCTCCTTGGCGCTCAGCCGTCGGTCCGTGGGATGCTCTGGCAAGGGCGGTTAGTGATGCGCCTTGGTGATGAGCGCTAGTCTGTCTAAAGCGTCGTTTGCCATGGGAGTTGTGCCTCGTTCATTGCTCGGTACCGACAATCACAACGTACCTGACCGCTTTGGCACGTGCACATGGCGTGAGGTCTGTTGGGGTCGATGGATCGCAACTGGCACATCGCGCCGGTGTTCTGGCCCATGTGGGCGATATGAACCGGCAGTGACTTGCTTCGGAGGAAGCACGCCGGGCATACCCACACTACCGTCGCCTCGTTCTAACGCCGTTCCCGCCGAACACCACAACGTTGCTCGTGCCCGTCCGCTGCGCTGTGCGTCCTGCGCCCGGAGCCAGCGAGCCCGCCAGAGTACGTTTGGTTAGACCATCGAACCCGCTTACGTAGGCGTCGACCTGGTCGTCAATCGGGTCTCGCAGCCCCGTGAACGCTTGCAACTCGTCAACGAAGGCGTCTGCCCATTCCATGTTGCGGGGACGTCCGTTCTTGTCAAGCCACACACAATCGTCCGACGTGTCCGGGACGTAGATCGTGTAAGCGGGTTTCGACTCCGCACCGTCAATCGAAACCACGCCGTTCCAGGCATCGGCCGCGTCGTGGGAACGAGTCAGCTTGTCCCGCCCGCGGGTGTTGACCATCACCAGCGGCACGCCCTTCGTGTTCATGAAGTTCACTGACCCCTTTTCAGGGCCCGAACCGTACATCCACATGTTGCCTCGACGTGCTCTGAATCGTTCGCGCAGGATGATCGAGAACGTTGGCGCGTCAATCTGCTTGCGGTCCACGTTGACCACAAACACCTCACGCTTCGCCGTGACCCACATTTCCACGCAGACCGACCAGTCACTCGAGGTCCTCTCGGAGTAAGCAAGGTCGACCCCGTAACCAACGATGTACCCGTACTTGGGGAGTGCCTCCGGCCGGTAGTACCGCGGCGAGCCAAACACCGCCCCGCCCCGTGGTCGCGGCATGCCCTGATACAGCGAGGCAAAGTTCCACGGGTTGTGGTGCTGGCGCTTCTCTAAGCGCTCAAGCGAGTGCTTCGCTGGCCACAGCGGCTTTCCAGGCTCCCGGTTGTCGTTCGCCGGCTGGTTGTCGCCGTCCGAAATCGCTTTGAGGTTGACGTAGTCGAAGTCGCGTTCGCGCTGCAACCAGCCGGACGGATCGTCGACATGCCAGCGGGTCATCACCAGGATGACACTCGAGCCCTCGTGTAAGCGCGAGTCGCAGTCGCCGTCGTACCAGCCGCGGAACTTCTCACGCATGGTCTCGGACTCGGCGTCCTCACGCCCCTTCACGGGGTCGTCGATGACCGCCACACCAGTCAGGTCGTAGCCCGTCAACATGCCACCCACCGACGTCCAGCGGATGCCACCGCCCTCCGCCGTCTCCCACTTGTCCAGGTTGTCGAGAGTGAGTTCTAACCCGGCCTCCGCGGCGATTCGACGCGCCATCCGGGCGACTTCCTCAGCCCGCGTCTGCGAGTACGTGATGTACGCGAACTTCAGGTCCGGGTACTTCAACAGCCACATCACTATGGCATGCAGAATGGCGATGGTTTTCCCGTGCTGGGGCGGTGTCGCTACACAGCTTCGCAGACTTCCTTCAGGCGCTTTCTCTAGGATGTCAATGACGTCTTTGAGGTGAGTTGGGGCCTCCATCCTCGGGCTTACCCTCGGGATGAAGTCCATCAAGCTCTCCGTCCATGTCGGACGCTTCGGTTTCGATGACTTCGTCGCCTTCGCTTTCGCCCGGGCCAATTGCTCGTGCATCCAGTCCTTGGATACCGAGTACTGCGGACGCGACTTCAAGGAATCGGACATATTCGTCGGCTCTCAGGTGATCGGCCATCGCGGTGATCAACTGCTGCAGTGCCGCATCCCCCTTCACCTCAAGCGTCGTGTGGTTGCCATATTGCGATGGACGACGCTTCTCCAACAACCACGTCGCCGCCTTGAACTTCGTCTGGTAGTCCAGTGCCACCAAAAACTTGTGCTTACAGTCAGGGCACTGGATCTCTTTCGTGCCAGCATGACGAGCCATCTCGTCCAACTGGTCCAGCATCCCGCCTTCCCACTTGGCAATCGCCTTCCGAGCCTTCACCGCGAAATCGCGGTACTTCTTCTTCGTGAGTTCCAGTTCCCCCCACTGGATCCAACGGTAGAACGTCTGCTCACTGATCCCAGCCGCCGCACACGCCGTAGTCACAGGTCGACCCGCCTCGAGCTGCTCAAGGATCAACTCCTGCCTCGGGGGCGTCAATTTCAGCATTCTGGCCAAGATTTCAGCGTTCCTACACGAAAAATAGCCGTTTTCAGGCCGTTTCCTCGATTAAAGTTGGGCGTTTTCGGAGCCCTGGTACGCCCAAACCAAGTGCACGCGCGCCACGGGAGAAATGCAGCGCCGCTCCAACCCCATCAACCAGGACCAAAAGGACCCAGGATAGAACAGCGGGTTTCCTAGGCACTGGCACCCGCTAGCCAGCTGCGTACCAACGTCGAGTGAAATTTGAGTGCACTCAAGTCAGTTGCCTAGCTTCTCGTTGAGGACCCAACATCAGCCCTCCTTGTTAGCCTTACTCACGCCGTCAAACTCCCGGGTCAAATCCCGCGGCGACCAGCGATACCTCAATAACTGACCAGGCTCCCGGTCGAACAGCACAAGCCCCGAATCACACATCCGCCAAAGCATCCGCCGGCAGTCAGACTCAGGAACCTTCAGCCAATCCGACAACTCCTCAACCGTCCACGAACCACCGTCGTCTTTCAACAACTTCGAAATCAGTCCTAACAACTTGTTCGGGTTCGTCGAAATCCTAGCCGTCATCTCTCACTATTCTCAATAGGACCCGTTTTATGTGTCCTAGCTGGGACCACTTTTCAATCAGAATCCCAGTTGTTTCAATTTTTGAAATGACTGAGCGAAATTACAACCCCCAACACAAACCAAAATGGGACCCCTTTTCCCACACACCCGATGGGACCCCTTTTTTTTAATTCCACCCCATTCTCATTTTTGTGGTTGCCCACATGTAGGGCTTAGGGTCCCTTTTGCGTTTGGTGCGTGGGGGAGAGAGGGGGGTAGCGCGGGGCCCTGAACAGGGGCACCCGTCCTTATTTGGGGGAACCTTCTTTTTTGTTTTGGTGGGGGGTCAAGTCGCTCGAGGCACGTCGCTCGAGGCAACTGTCCTGTTTATCCGGATGGTTCCGGGTCCATCGCCCCGATGGCGCCTGCGATGCTCTGATCGTGGCGTGGCATCGATGTGCGTGGCTCTGCGCCCTGCGCTCCACTCACTCACTCTAGCATGCGCGGGCGCGGGCCGTGCTTCCTTATAGGACTGCCTTGAGTTCGACCATGGGTCCGCAGAAAAAATCACGCACGCGTCTTTTTTGTGCACCCAGCGCTTGACACCGTGGGCCGCAGCGCGCATAGTTCTTGTGCACCCTGGAAGTGGGTGCGAGAAGGAAGGAAGGAAACGGATGGACGCAACTCCTACAAAACTCAAGAACGGCGCCTGGGGCGCCCGTGTGCAAGGACAGGTCGGCATCGGCGACTCGGTCAAGATCGTGACTAAGTCCGGCAAGTCCTGGACGGCCACTGTCGAAAAGGTCGTGTGGCAAGGCGACGGGGTCACGTTGTGCGCGACGTCTAGCGCCCCGCGGTCCAGCTCGCAAGCGCGGAACTACGACCCCGAGCGCTTCAACGGCTACGGCGCGCCACGAGGTGGCTACCGCAAGGCGTGCAAAACTGGCGGCAACTGCTCCAGCTTCGGTTCGGGTCGATCGTGCGGAGGTTACGACTGCGATGGATTCTAAGAGGAAGACGATCGTAGTCGCTTGGACCGAACGAGCGCCGCGAGAAAAGCGCACGACCTTGATTTTTTGTGCACCCAGCGCTTGACACAAGAGATGCCAGGCGCCATAGTTTCTTGTGTGGCCAGGAAACGGCCACTAGACGGACGGAAGAAGGAAGGACGGACTGACGGAATGCGAAAACACCTGAACACAATTTGGCCGCGCGACGTCGCGGTAACCGCGGGTTGGCTGACGATCGCGACCGGGGGCTTTGCCTCGCTTGTGCTGCCGTTGCTGCAGCTGGGAGGTGCGCTGTGATCTACCGCGAGGACAACACGGAGGGGTACAGCGCTGCGGCGCTGGCTGAGCTGAACCGCCGCTGGGCCGAGCGCCACGCCGATCTCGACCCCGACGGCCAGGAGGGCAAGGTCGCTGCCGAGCTGCTACTCGCTGAGTTCGACGCCGAGATCGACCGCGGAGGTGCGCTGTGACCGACACCGAAAACCTGGATCTTTGCACGCACGTACAGTTCAGCCGGGGATCGCGGTCCTACCCTGGCACCGAAGCTGACTGGCAGGCGTACCTGTCCCACGGGGGGAAGGGGACGCTGACGCGCTTACTGGCAGCTGAGCACGCGGGCGAGTGTCCAGCGTGTGCGAAGATCGCGGAGTCGGAAGGCGGTGCGCTGTGACGAGCTACACCGTACGCGGAGAGCGTGTCACACTCGACCGCGAAGGCGTCGCGCGGTCTCTAGCGCACGAATTGCGCGAGGTCGAACGGCTTAGCGCTGGTCGCTACAACCGCGACGAGCTTGCCGACACGCCAGCCGAACGCTGGGCTTATCTGCTGTGGTCGAGATCCGAGGTTGCGCGCTTCGCGGCGATCCTACAGTGCATCGACGATAGCGTCGCACAGCTGCCCAAGACACTCTACCCCGGGGCTCCGCTGTGACGTTCTCGCACTTTTTCGGCGGCATGGCGATGTGCGGTGTTCACGTTGCGATCTACACGATCGAGGGGTCAAACGACGTCATCGCGCGTCTTGAGACGACCGGACGGAAGCCGATCGCTGCTCCACTGCGACTAAGCCAGGAAGAGCTCAAGGCGATCCCTGGGAACAAGACGAAAAGCCTTGCGCATCTGATCAACGCCTGCAATCGGGGGTCGCTGTGATCGCGGACGCCACCACGCCCGCCGATCACTCCGCGTTCGTGCGCGAGCTGACAGCGCTCTGCCGCGCGTACGGCGTAACACTCGACCTCCGGGCGGGCGATGGGTGCCCGCCCGAAGTCGCCTCCGCAGTCCGGGACGCGGATGTCGAAATTGTCCTCAGGCCGATCGACCCTAGCGACCTCGGAGAGTGGACCGAAACGAATTCAGGCGCGGTGTACTGGCCGATTCGCGAGTGAATGGCTGGCGACGGGGCTTGGACTTCGGCCGAGCCCCAACGCGAGCGACTTTTTTCACTTCGAACAACAAGGGAATACCGCCATGACATCTTACACTGTAATCATAACGTGGGCGCTCGCCGCTAGCGCTGGGACCGGACAGACAACCGTCTGCTTTGAGGCCGCATCGCCCGACCCTGCCAAGGCGGCCGTGGAAGCGTGGCGGACCCCCGTCACGCACAGCGGTTCCGCTGTAATCGAGTGGATGCCCGAAACCGCTGTAATCGCGTCCGTGCGGGCCGTGGCTGACGGGTGCGGCAAACATGCCCGCCCGTCCATCGCCAAGCCGCCCGAGGCGACAATCCTCGAGATTCCCGCTGCGACCTATCCCGCCACCGTCCACTACCGCACGCCCGACGGATCGACGGCCCGATGCGACGCGACAATCCTGTGCTCCGGGCGGGGCGACCATTGCGAGGCCGTGATAGACCCTGGCGCCTGCACATCGCACTGGGGACTTGAGCAATGTCTCGCCAGCACCGTGGCCGTACCCGGCGACGATTCCGCCGATACCCTGGGGTGCGACCCGGGCGCCCGGCTGCTCGATATCGACTGGACGGACCCGCTGTAACGTAAGCCCCTTACCGAGTGCAGTCCCGCGATCGTCGTCGAGCTGGTGTAGCGCCCGGGTGCTGCGTTCGCGCCGACCGGCGATTCGTGCCTAGCAAAAAAAAAGATCAAAAATCTAATCGGGGGCCACCTAGCCCCCGAATGCGGCCGCACCGGGATGCGCGCACCCTGGTCGCATGGACACACCCACCATCCCCGCTGGTCAGCTACGACGTCTCGCCGTCGACGCTGATGCCGATCCCCGGTCGGTGCGGGCCGTCCTGCGCGGTCGACGACTGCGCGGCATGGTCGACGACCGAATCCGCCGCACGCTGATTGCGCACGGCATCACGCCCCTACCGTATCGGGTGGAGGCCGAATGACACGCCTGATCGCCTTGGGGCTGATCACCACCGGCTTACCGGCGCGCCGACCGTAAACCTCTCGGCCCGCCTTGAGGTGCGCTTGGACCGCCGCCGATGCGGCCTTCCTAGCGCGGCGCATCACAGCCTCCCCCTTGGTCTCGGAAATCTTGCCACGCATTGTCCATTCCACTCGCCATTTCCATCCACCGTGGAAACGTACCGCGAATCCCTCTGCGATCCCTAGGCGATCTTCCGACACCCTGTAGTCTTCGGTTGTCCCACCCCTCTGGGCGCATTTCCCCTGCCCCGACAGATGGTGAGTCCTCAGGCTACGAGGCTCAGCAGTCTTGTGGAGGCCGAGGCGGCTCCCACCCCCCTTCCCCATCCCCTTATTACCAGTCTAAACCGCCATCCACCTTACCGAGCCAATCGCCGCCCCGCATTCCAAGTTACCGTGTGATAACGTGGTGTTGGCTGAGTCTGCAGCGGTTGTTTTGCTGTAATCGCCGCTAGGTATTGGAGTGGGTTGGTGAGGTTGTTGTGTGGTGTGACGCTGGCTGTATCGCGGGGTGTTTGGCGGCTTCGGTATGGCTGTGGACTGCTCGGTAATTGGTGGACTACCAGCTGGTATTGGGAGTGTTTTTGTTCTGTTTTGACTCATTCCGGCACGTGCTGACGGATCATTCAGCCAAGACAGATACTGTCTTAAATTGCTTCGGTATACAGCCTTGTTTCCGGGCCTTTCACCGTGTAACAACGTCGCAAATAAGTAATCGCTAGAAATACATTGTGGGCTTGAGTTGTACAGTGGGGAAGTGAGGGGTTCGCTTGGTGTTTGAACTCGGGAAGTGTGTTCGAGGTGTCCGAGTTGATTGCTGCGGGCGGCTCGCCCAAGCACCAAGCTACCTCTCGCGACCCTCTCGACCCGCTGGCGGAGCCCCCTGTCGGCGCGCCGTCTCGCGATTCTCCCCGGGCGTGACCGCTTCCCAAATCGGGCTGTAATTTGCGATCCACGCACGGCCTAGCGCGACCTGCGCAAGCGTCGCGATCCGAACCCGGCCGTTGTGGTGCCAACGCATGTGCGCCTTGCGCCACAGCTCCCCGTCTGGAGCTACGCGGGCGGCAACGTCCCGACACCATTCCAGCTCGATCCACCGGCTGACTATCAGCGCTACCCGCTCCCCCTGTCGGCCCCTGCAACACGCCGCCCACGTCAGGGCCGCTAGGTAGCTCTGCCGGCGATCATCCAACTTAGGCGCGCGCACGGGCTAATCCTAGCGGATTTCTCGAACACTTTCACTGGGCGCAAAAAAAGTCCATGGCTGTCTATTTTTGTGCGCACAAAAGCTTGACTCGCTAGGGACTTGAGCTTAGGTTTCTTGTGCGCCCGGGAAATAGGGCGCTCAAAAGGAGCTTGAGACACCATGGCAGACCACGTCAGCATCGCTAGGACCGGCAAAGGCCGCACGCTTCGGGGTTGGGAGGATTCGGAGCTCAGCTTCGATGCCTACTTCCAGCCAGGGGACAGGGTCGATGAAAAAACCTTCTACTACTTTCTAGAAATTCTACCCCCGCGATCCATGCGAGCGGGCGGCTTCCAGGTAGGCGAGCCCACCGACCACCGGGGCCCGAACGGGAGTGCTCGATACAGCACCTTTGTGTGCTGCGGGGACTACTACTACGCGGGCGATCATCCCGCCCACACAACCATCACAATCGCCTAGCCACCTGCAACCAAAACCGGAACGAACACCATGAACACGAACACCATGAACGCCTGCCAACGATGCAACGCCGAATCCAAAACCGATGTGTGCGGGCGATGCGCCGCCTACGTGAGCCAGATCGAGGCCAAGCGCGACCGATACGAGGAACGCGCCGAAAAGGCATCGGACGAGTCCGAATCCCGCATGAACGCGTTCTCACGCGTCACCGGGAACATCCCACTAGGACAGCCGATCCTAATCGGCCACCACAGCGAAAAGCGCCATCGGAAGGATATCGAACGCGCAAAAAACAACCTCAAAAAGAGCATGGAAGCGGCCGACAAGGCCAAGCACTACGCCAGCAAGGCCGAATCCTACGGTACGCACGGCATCGCTAGTGACGACCCGGCTGCTGTCGCTCAGCTGAAGCAAAAGATAGCCGGGCTGGAGTCCAGTCGGGACGAAATGAAGCGCATCAATGCGATTTTCCGCAAGGGCGGATGGGATGCAGTGAGCGCAGAAATTGGACCGGAGCAATTTCGAAAACTCATCAGCCGAGTCCAATACCAAACCGAACAGCGCCCATTCCCTTCCTACGCGCTAGCCAACCTCGGTTCGGAGATCCGGCGCGTAAAGCAGCGGATCGCGGAGTTGGAGATCAAGGAAGCCTCGCGCCCCGTAGATCCAAATGATTCGGAGGAAACGATCATGGACGCCCCCGGCAAGTTCGTTGCGGCGGTTCACCACGACCTTGACCGCGTTGCCTTCGACTTCCCTGGGAAGCCCGCGGAAGCCGTTCGCACTGTCCTCAAGTCCGCCGGATTCCGCTGGGCGCCATCGCTCGGCATGTGGACTCGCAAGGACACTCCGAACGCGCGCGCAGCAACCCGCCGAATCGCCGAGCAAATCGCAGCACTCTAACCGCCCCGAAAGACACCGGAGAACCTATCCATGCGCACCACCTACATAATCCCCTCAGAACGCGTGCCCGCCTTTGAAAAGCGGATCGGACAGCTCCGCCGCAAAGCGTCCAAGCTCGGGTGCCCCGAAATCACTTGCGAGCGCTTAGGCGATTATTGGACCCGCTATGTCCTGGAGCACGGACTATGCCAGATCCACACCTATGTCGCGTTTGAATGCGGCACCGAAGCGCCGTCTTTCGACGGCTGGACCCTAGCCGCGAAGATCGAAAACGGGGCTTGGCTTGGCGATGCGGACGGCGCGATCGTCAAGCGAGTACCCGGCTCACCGGAACTCCCCGAAGCCTTCCGCGACCACAGTGCGATCGATCCGCAGCACTGTGATCACTGTGCTGCATCCCGCCGGCGCAAAGACACATTCGTTGTCCGGCACGATACCGGCGCGTGCAAGCAGGTTGGACGCCAGTGCATCCGAGATTTCCTTGGGCACGACTCACCGGAGAAAATCGCAAGCCGGTATGACTTTTCCTTGGAGCTGCACGGTGAATTGTCCGAGTTTTGCAGCGGCGGGCAAGCCATCGAGCTTGCCGATTACGCGGAATTCCTCGCCTACGTGTTCAAGTGCATCCGAATGGGCGGGTTCACCTCCGCCAGTACCGCCAAGCGCCGAAGCGAAACCGCTGCGACCGGATGCGAGGTCTTATCGACAGCCGATGAAGCCGCTAGCGCTATGCGCGCCCGCCCTCAATCACGCGGGTACTGGACCCCAGAGACAAAGGACTTCAAAGACGCACTAGCCGCCCTGGAATGGGCGCCAGCGTTGACCGAGCAGTCCAGCGACTTCGCGCAAAACATGCGCGCCGCGCTTGCCGGTGCTGGCGTCTCCATCCGGACGCAAGGCACCGTCGCCTACCTCGCGGAAGCCTACCGCAACCGTAACGGTCGCCCCGACCGTGCCGGCAAGGCCCCTAGCGCGCACGTAGGCGCCGTCAAATCGCGCGTTGAGCTCACCCTCACCCTGGACCACGAGACAGGCTGGGATGGCACCTACGGCTGGACCCGCCTCTACAAATTCAGCGATGTCGCCGGCAACGTGATCACCTGGAAAACCGGCAGCAAGTTTCGCGACGAATCCGGGGAGGCCATCGAAGTGGGCGACACCCTTGACGTCAAGGCGACAATCAAGGCCCACAGCAACTACCAGGGGACGGCCCAAACCGCCATTACTCGAGTCACGGCGACCTGCAGCGCGCGCAAGCCCGCGCGATGCGCTTGATCACGCCACGGGACTTCCCAAGAAAAAACGCGCGGGCGTTCGTTTTATGGTTGCACAACAACCCGAATCGTGAGATCTATTGTGCATCCAACAACTGACACGGGAGATTCCAAATGACCAGCTACCTGAACTTTCTCGAAGCGACCAAGCACCCACGCGGAACCCGCTATGCTGTCCACCTTAGCCCTTCAGCAAGCAACCCAAACGGCGTGCTCTTAGCCAATGGCCTGACGCGATCTGAAATGCTGAGGTTTGCGCGGAACATGCAACCGGACTTCCGGGTGTTCGCCCACACCCCGGATGCCCTGATCGCGCTGTAAGCACCCCCCGCCACCTCACCCCAACCTCCGGAAGCCAAGCCCATGACCCCCAATACCCTAAAGAAGCAGCGCGCCATGATCCGCAGCCTGTGCGCGGCGTTCGGTCGCGCGCACGCCGACCAAGCGAAAGCCACCAAGGCGTACACGCGGGCATCACGCCATGTGTCCGTGGACACCCGCGACGCGGGGGAACGCCTTCGCGACGCTCAACTCGCACTAGAAATCGCCGCGGAAAGGTTCGTCACTTACGTCATGCAACACGATCACGCGTTCGCGGACATCTGCGACCGTCCACACGCAACGGTCGTTCAAGCGATCGACGCTGGAATCAAGAAGTCCGGCGGGGATATGATCCAGTTCGCGCGCATGACACGCGCAACGCTGCGAAACATCGCCACGCGGGCCCTGGAATCAACCCGCAAATCCGCCTTGGCTAAGTGTGATGGCCTTGCGTGGGACGGGACTGTCGCAAGCCTTGCCCAATGCCTTGTGAGCGCCTGCAAGGGCCGCGCGGATTACCTGGACGTACGCGGGCAAGGGATCGACGCACGCAAGGCGCTGGAAGTCGCCAGGGCGCTCCCCGCAGATGCGACCGTGTCACTCACCGGTGGGCACTTGATCTTTCGCTACCGCGACGGACGCGGGCAAATCAGCCTGTGCACCACTTCCGAGTCCCACAGAGCCGAAGGAACGATCACCGTCCCGGTTGTGCACGCCACCGCTCGAGCCGCAGCTTAAAGCCGCTAGGGCTCAAGCCCGCTGTAACCGAACTGAAAGGGAAATCACATGACCGAACACACGAAGTACCCCGAAGCGACCGACAACGGCAACGACGATCCAATTGGGCGATGGTACGCCCGGCGGCAGCGCGAAAAACACGAGGCATTCGACCGCTGGCAAGCGGCCAAGAGTTCCGGTGCCTAACCGCACTCATGGCGTTTTGGCACGAGTGCTTGTCGCCCCAAGAATAAATCTCGCACGGATTGCATTTTTGTGCGCACGAATCATTGACACGGGGCACCGCTAGCTCCACAGTTCTTTGTGCACCCATCAACCGTCCCGCTAACGCAGCGGGACCCTCGGAAGGAAAACCATGGCAAAAAAACACCCTGTGAGCACGCACGAGCAATTTGGCGCCGACCGTTGGCTCGGCACGGCCGACGACTGCGATGCAGTGCGATACCTCGCTCGGAATCTACCGATTGAAGATACCCACATCGAGGACCCCGAGTTTGCGCGTGGTGTAATCTGTAGTGAGTCGGGCGTCGGCGAGTGGGACCCTGAAGCAGCGGACATCTTCGAGGCCGAGCTACTCGCGCGCCTGCAGAGGATGGCATCAGCCGCGGAAGAAGGTGCGCTGTGAGCGCGCGGTGCGACCAGTGGGACGTCGACACGGTGCCCGCGCGCCGCTGCAACCAGTCGGGGGTCAACGTCCGGCTACCATGCCCGGTCGGGCGCCCGGACGCCACTGCGTGCTACTGCGACGACCACGGGGGCGAAATCCGCGCCCGTCGCGAGGCCGAACGGGATTGGAATTATCTGGCGCCGGAATCCGTTGGTGACGCGGGCGCGGTCCATGCCGCGGGATGCGCGCAACTGACCACGATCAACGCCTACCTGGTGATCCGTCAGACTCCGCCGCCGCAAGGCTCGGTTTGGCTCGCGTGGCTGGGCCTCGGATCGCTGCTTACGCCCGTTGGCCGGCCCGGCGCCGTCCCTAGCCGACGTGCGGGGCAAAAGCACCGGCGCGCTCACAGTCCGGGCGTCGCTCACGTGACCGGCGTCCGGAGCTTTGATTCACGAGCCGAAGCCGTATTGGCTGGCATCGGCGCTTGGGCCGAACGCTTGAACGCTGACGTCGCAACCATTCGACGCGCGCGCGGAGGAACCCTCGCATGGGGCGTGCCGGTCGAGCCGCTGCTCTCACCGATCATGGTAGAGGTGGCACCCGACCAAAACGCGTGGGATGTGGCGATCCAACAGCCTCGTGTCGCTGGGGTTGGGCTGGGGCGGATCACGGGCCTTCGCGCGAGTGGAGAAGCGTTGTAAGGAGTCGAAAACTGGTGAAATTCAGTTTTGCCCGAGGCACGCCTGTTTTTCCCACGGCTCATCCGGCTGTGTCAGCGCGAAAGGCAACACCATGATCCGCACCCTCCTACTCACTCTCGCCACGGTCGCCGCCCTGGCTGCCCTTCACGGCGCGCCCGAGCCCGCGTGCGCCAAGGGTCGTTGCACCCGCATGAAGCCATGGTGCCCGCCGTTCCGCGAGCCCTTGTGCATCTGCACTGACCCCGTTAGACCAAGCTCCTGCAGTTGGGAATGCGTGGCACTATGACGACGAATATGGACACCGGCATGATAACAACGACTCGAAAAAAAGGGCGCCCGAAAGAGCCCTACCCCGCCGACAAGCGAATCCATGTCCGGTGTCAGACCGCGCAGCTCGCGGAGATCCACCGCCGAGCGTCCGACGCTGGTATGACATTCTCTGAATACGTGCTGGCGTGCTGCCTTGCCGGCTGGGATCCAGAGCGCAGCGCTAGCGATGCGTGATTCAGAAAAAAAATCACGCGGACCGCATTTTTTGTGCACCCGAGCAGTTGACAGAGCGGACGGCGTGATCTAGTTTCTCGGAGTGAGGGACGGACCCTTAACCCGGACGGACCGGGGCGAAAGAATGGATGGACAGATGAGCAAAGTTGAAATTCTCGCAGCGTGTGACGCAATCCGCACCCGTTTCGCTGGGCGCGCAAAGCTTCGAGATCTCGCCAGCCGCGACGCGATCGCGCGCGCCGAACTGCAGCGCCGGCTGGGCCTGATCGACGACGCGACATTCGCCGGGCTGGAGCGGGCTGCACTTCGGGTTGCGGCGACCGGTGGAAAATCCGGCTGGTTTGCTTTCAATCGCCTCGCAGAGATTCGCGAGAATCGCGCGAAGGCGAAGGCTCGCCCGGCAGATCGCAAGCCTGGGCATGTGCAGTCAGTGATCGTCGATCGGCGGTTTCGCGAGGCCCTAGCCGCTGCTGGGATCCGCGCGACGACTCACGGACACGAAGACGTCTTCGTGTCCGTGCCGGTGGGCGCCGAAGGCGCTATCAGCGAGACCAGCACAATTTGGCCGAACCAGCTGGGGCTGCCGAATTCGTACAAATACCCGGTCACGTGCAGCACGCACACCTGGCTAATCAGCCCCGCGGTCCTGCGCCCCGAGGTGCGCGCGCTGAACGCCCGGTGCCCGTCCGGGATCGTCTATCTATCGGCGACCGTGCGCGTCCGGCAAGGCCGCGGAACGTCACTCGTGGTCGAGACTCTGTCCGCTCGCCAGGCGCTTCGTGCGCTCCGGGTGGCAGCATGAGCCTCGCTGCTATCACGCGCGTGGTCGAGCTCGTCGATCGCGGCTCACCACGCGACGGGCGGCGATTGCGCAGGCTACTATCCGCCGTCGACCGTGCGCCGGTCCCCGTGCGACCACGGCTGTTGGCCTCGATTGCTGTGGTCGAGCCTGCGCTATCCTCCCTGGTCGCGCAGCACCCCGGACCGCTGTGCCCCGCGTACCCGAGGGTGGACGCGGCAGTCGCCGCGCGGCTGGCGCTGGGCGAGCGACCCGCAGAGGTTCTCCGCGGCCTCACCCCCCGCGAGGCGCACGAGGCGCTGTCGACCGGGTGTTCGAGCGCTGTCGCGTGGATTCTGCGCGACTGCGCTGGGACTGAGGGCGTCCGGAGCGTGCCAGTCGCCAGGTGGCTCGTGGCGTGCCTCGCCGACCCTGCGCGCGCCGAAGCGCTCGACCGCACGCGCGAGGAGCACACTCCCGCGGGCGTGGTCGAGGGGCGGTACACCGATCGTGTCGACGAGATCACGCCGGCGGATCTCGCCAAGGGCGACCGGACCGGGGTGGCCAGCGCATTCCGCGCTGCGTCCGCGCGAATCTACGCGAAATGGTGCGCGAGCCACGAGCGCGACGAGACTCCGCTTGCCGCCGTTCCGAGCTGGTGGAGGCCAGTCAGGTGCGCGCGGCTGTGCCTGTCGCGCGCGAGCTTGATCCGAGAAGGTCGCGAGCTGCGGCACTGCGTAGGCACGTACGCACCGCATGTCTCACGCGGCAAGACCGTGATTGTCTCGATCGCGATTCGCGACGGGGCCGGGCTCGTGCACCGGTCGACGGTGGACATCGATCGCCGCACCGCGGCAGTCGTGTCGCACCGAGGGGCCAGTAATTGTGAGCCACCGGCATTGAACAACCGCGCTATCGCGGTGCTCGCGCGGCGCTGGAAGGAAAATTGTCATGGATGATCGAAAATCAATCGACGCTGAATTGCACACCCTCCGAAGCTGCATCCGCGGCTGCGAGGACAGCCGGCAGCGCAGTGAAATGGAGGGTGCGCGGTTCCAAATTTACGCGGCCTTCGAGCACCGCGATCCCGACGCGGCGCGACGCTGGGCGAAGGCGCTTCGGGCCGCGCTGATCGCCGTCGACCACGACGAGCTGCGCGGCATGGGGCTCGATGCGCTGGGCGTGATCGAGAGCGCGATCGGGGACGGCGGAGGTGCGCTGTGAGCCGTCCCCTTCCCCGCGAGCGGGGCGTATCCTCGGCGGAGTTCGAACTCCTGCGTGGTGAGGCAATCGCGTACGGGGAGGGCCGGGGTGGCGATGTCGACCCGACGACTCCAGATGCGATCCGCCAAACTCTCGCCGAGCTGGGCGGTCGGCCCCCGAGCGAGGCGTCAATCGTCGAAACCTCCTCCGCGCTACGCACCGAGGTACTAGCCCACCTGGCGAGAGTGGAGCAGAACCGCCAAGCGCGTGTGGAGGCAGCGCGTCATCGGTCCGCCCGCACAGGGGACGGTGAGCTAGTCGAAGGCTCACTGTCGGTCGCAGAGCCCACGCCGCAGGATGCCCCGCGGTCGTGGGCAGAAGTGCTTTGCGCGCGCCGAGGTGCGCTATGAGCCCGCACGACTATGAGCGCGCCAGCGTCATGGATCGCCAGGAACCGACCGAGTACCGGCAGACAAAGGAAAAACCATTGGTGAAATTGATCTGCTGTGTGGTGTTGGCGGCTTTGGTCTCCGCTGCCATCTGCCTGGCCGCTTGGTATCTGGCGTTCTTACACCTCGCGCCATCGCTGTAGCCGAAAGCTTTACAAAATGACCACAACAAAAAAACTACTCGGTGAGATCACCCACGCTGGCAAGTATGTCGAGAACCGAGCGCCGAAACTGCTCGGCCCCGACCTGATCCGTAACCAGGGGCTGGTTAGGACCATCATCCAGGACTACCGCGCTAACCCGCGCTTTCCGTTCGCGCCGGGCTTCGTGGCCACGGCGGTCTACCGCTACGGCTGCTGGACTCGCACGATCGCGTCCAAGACCCTGCGACGCGTGGCCCGCGTGCCCTACTGGCTCGGTTACCTGTGGACGCGCGACGTGTACGGGATCGAGCTGTTCGACTCCGCGCGCATCGGGAGGCGGCTCAACATCGCGCACCAGAGCGGCATCGTGATCCACTTGCACGCGGAGATCGGGGACGACTGCGTGATCCGGCACTGCGTGACGTTCGGCGAGGGCACGGGCCCGAGCGCGGAAGGCCCGGTCATCGGTGATCGCGTGAGCTTCGGGCCTGGGACGGTTGTGATGGGGGCCGTCGTGATCGGCGATGACGTGAGCGTCGGGCCAAACTGCACGATCTCGCGGGACGTTCCAGCGTGCACAGCGGTAGTCGCCGGGCGGCCAACCGTGGTCCCGAAGATCCGTCACACGAGGCCCGAGCCGTGAAAGGCCCTTGGTACATCACGCTGGCCGCCGTCGAGCACTGGATGCGCGTCCGCCGCTACCCCGACGACGACGCGCACTTTGAGCGCGCCGAGGACGAGCTTTTCGGGTTGATCCAAGGCGCCAAGCTTCGCCAGACTGACGCTGAAGGCCGGCAGCTGTGGCGCATAGGCCGACCGCACAAAGCCCGCATGATCGTCGACACACGCAAGCTGGAACGCGTGGACGGACGCGACTTGCCGCGCCTGATCTGGGTTGGTCAGGGCCACCCGCCACACTGGTGCTGGACGAAAGAAGGAAACATTGACTAGAGCGCCGATCAGAGAAGGGGAGATCGCCACAGTCACCAAACGACTGCGCGTCACACCCGAGCAAGCCGAGGAGCTGGAGCGGGCTCCAGCGCAAAAGAAGGAAACTTGAAAATGCAAACCATCGCCTACAAATACCGGATCCTTCGCGTGCTCTCCGACGAGCGGGCTATCATGGACGAGATCCGAGCCGGTCACCGGCTCTACAACGATCTAGTCGCCATCGAGCGCAAGCGACGGGCCGCGACCGAGGCGTTCTGGGCTGAGCGTGGTGGGTACCAGGATCTTCTGGCCGAGCGTGGGAAGGCCATCGAATTCGCCGAGTCGATTCCCAAGGGCGATGATCGGCGCGAGGAGAAGCGCGCGGCATGGCGCGCTGTGAACGATCTGCGTAAGCAGATCTGGGAGTGCGAGAAGGACGCCATCAAAGCGTTCCACGCGAGCGATCCCGTGAAGATCCGCAGGATGGAACGCGCCAAGGAACTCCGTGCTGCTGCGAAGGCGCGCAAGGAAAAGCTAACGGCGAAAAAGATCGCGGACATTCTTGACGAGGAACCAGATTGCCTGACCGAGCGGGATAAGCTGCGCAAAACGCTTATCCAGAGCTACAAGGATCGCGGCGTCGGGATCAGTGCGAAAACCGTGGCTGGCAAGCTCGCAGAGGCATTCCCTGGTCCGACGGAACACGTCGAGCAGGAGGCGAAAGCCGCGGCGTACACAGCCTATCGCGAACGCGGTGTTACGCCCGGTACGCGCGCGGTGGTTGCGGACGCGCATGAGCGCTCGCTTGAGATGCTCGAGTGGCGAGAGCAACGCTTCAAGCCGTGGTCCGGCCACGGCGCATTCGGAACGCAAATCCAAGGAGGCGCGACGTACGGCGACCTATGCAGTGGCAGCCACACGTTTGCTCAACTGGAGTGCCTCGACCGCGGCAACTACACTCCTGGATCTCGCCGGCATGGCAGTCTGCACAGGCTACGCGTGCGCCTTGGGTCGGACGGTCAGAAGCCCGTCTGGGCGGAATTCGAAGCGAGCCTACTTCGCAGCGGCCCGCGTACGTCCGCGTCGACATCGGATCCGATCCCACCCGATGCGCGCGTAATGCAAGTGCGCGTGGTGGTCGACCGAATCGGCGTGCACGACCACTGGTACGTCTGTTTCACGGCTCAGGTTCCGGACGCCGTGCACTTGCGGGATGAGCCGCCGACGAAGGGCGGGACGGTGGCCATCGACATTGGGTGGCGCAGTTTGGACGGTGGTTTGCGGGTCGGATACTTCCACGACGGGCAAGAGCACGGCCCCATCGACCTGCCAACGATCCGCAAGCGACTCAAGCCGCACGGGAAGCGAGGCGCCAAGGCGAAGTGGTTCGAAGTGCGCGACGTGTTCGATCACGCGAGTCACATCCAAGGGATCCTGTCTCAGGAATTCTACTCCGAGGACAAGGATGCGGCCGTGTACGGCGGCGCCTTGCATGACCTAGCGGTCTGGATCGACTCGCGCGGGCGCGATGCTCTCCCCGAGTGGCTCTCCGAATCTACCGCCGGGATCCGACAGTGGCGTTCGCAAGCTCGGCTCAACGGACTAGTTGAACGATGGCTTCACAACCGTTTCGAGGGCGACGGTCAAATCGTCGCTCGCATGGATCAGTGGCGCAAAGACTATAGGCATTTGCATGAATGGTGCGCGCGGGAGAGAAACCGCGCCCTGAACGCGCGCGACGAGCACTACAGGCAGACCGCGCTACGCCTCGCGCGCGCGTACGAAACGATCGTGATCAACGGCGCCGACCTTGCAACCACGCGCCGCCGCAAACGGAAAGAGAAGGCCGCCCCCGAGCTGGTCATGGTCGAGGATGCGAAGCGTTCGCAGGCCTTCGACGCCGCGCCGGGGAAGCTCCGGGAAGAGATCGTAAAGGCGGCAAAGAAGTACGGCCGGACACTGGTCAAATTGCCGTTCGAAACCGAGAGGTGTCACGTTTGCGGGGAGGTGTGTGAATTTGACCGTGCCCGCTATCTCTCACACAAGTGCGAGCACGAGCCATGCACAGCACAGTGGGACCAGGACGCCAACGCGTGCCTGAATGCCCTTCGCGAGTGGTCCGGTGGCGCGAAAACCCCGGGGACCGCTCGCAAACGCGACAAGCCCGCGAAGTCACGTGAGAAAACGACGGGGCGCGGCGACGCAATAGGCGCTGTGAGCGATTCGCTGTAGACCTGGGATCAGGAGCGCTCGCAAAACGGTTTGCAAGCGCGTGGGATCTTTGACAATCTAGCCGAGCTGTATCAGAAGGCCCTCGGCGCCTTTGAAGCCGAGACCAGATGGCGTTGTGCATCTGGTTGTCGAGCCGCCGGGTATCAGAAGGCCCTCGGCGCCTTTGAAGCCGAGACCGCGACTGGCTTCATTCGGTTACTTTTTTCGATACTCGTATCAGAAGGCCCTCGGCGCCTTTGAAGCCGAGACACGCCCATGTCCGAGCCGCAGCGAAGCGCGTCGCCTCGTATCAGAAGGCCCTCGGCGCCTTTGAAGCCGAGACAGGGGGACCGCTCACCCGCAAGAGCGCTTTCAGCCGGCGGTATCACAAGGCCCTCGGCGCCTTTGAAGCCGAGACCCGCACGTCCGGATCGGCGAGCACCGGCGGTACGTGAGTATCAGAAGGCCCTCGGCGCCTTTGAAGCCGAGACTCTTGTTCTTGCATCTCTCCAAGAATCGCCCTATGGGGGTCGCACAAGGCCCTCGGCGCCTTTGAAGCCGAGACGCGCGCTGGAATGGTGGCGCTGCGCATCGGCGCGATCGTCGCACAAGGCCCTCGGCGCCTTTGAAGCCGAGACTAACACCCGGGCGCTGTTACCAAACACCCCAAGGCAGGGGTCGCACAAGGCCCTCGGCGCCTTTGAAGCCGAGACCGCGCGGCGCCGAAGCCGAAGGCGAAGCCACTCGCGCGCGTGTCGCACAAGGCCCTCGGCGCCTTTGAAGCCGAGACACGGGAGTCATCTTCGTGACCGGAACGAATACCCAGTCGCACAAGGCCCTCGGCGCCTTTGAAGCCGAGACTGTTTGGCGACGGCGCGAACTCCAAGTCGACCATCCTCGGTATCAGAAGGCCCTCGGCGCCTTTGAAGCCGAGACACTGATCACGACCTACGCGAGGTGGTCGCCGACGTGGTATCACAAGGCCCTCGGCGCCTTTGAAGCTGAGATCAAGGCGTAGCCCGTTCCCTACCTAGCTTTCCCCGAGGACCTCCATCAGCTCCGCGTCAGAGAACAAGTGCGGAAGCGTGCGCATCAAATGGTTCTTCGTCGTGCAATAGCGTCCATTACCAAAGTCCACGAGCATCCCGCGGACGAGTAGCCATTCACGCGCGCGCTCTGTGCTCCATGATTCACCGGTCTTGTCCGACATCCACAGCGCGAAATTCGCGGTGGTCATGATCGGAGTGAGCTTGACCTTGACATTACCTGCCACTGAATTTCCTCCCTACCTCATCCCATAATCTCGCGGCGCTGAGGTGCACCTTGCGCGCTTCACCCATGACCTCGCTGACCAATTCCTTGTGGCGCTGCTTGCTTCCTTCCATCGCAATCCAGCGGTAGATCCGCTCGTGCGTCGGGCCTTCTGTCTGTCCCGACTTGCGGGCTAGTTCCTCGAGTTGTTGGGCCACCGGAATCAGTGGGACAACGGCGAACAATTCGAACCAGGGCGCGTACACGGACGCCCGCTTGCGGAGTTCCTCAGGGGAGTTCCCAGCCACTGTGTACCGACTTCCCGCTGACCCGTAGGCAGCCTCGAGGACCGCCGCCAGATAGGCGTCTCGGCGCCGCACAGCGTCGAGTTGCCGCCCGGTCTCCGAGTAGCGTGTGTACAACGGGTCATCCGCTGGCTCCCAATTGAACGTGGGCTTTTCCGCATTGTGCTGCGCGCTGAATCGCCGCTCGCGCAACGCCTCGCTGTATCCGCAATTCTCGCACCACTCGCCAGCGATCGGCTCTTTGCACCCGATACAGGTCCCCGCGGGTTGCGATTTCGGGCGCTTTTGCGGCGTGTACGACGGCGGTACGAAATACTTCTCCGCCCGGTCCAGTGCAGGACCCATTGATGACGAGCCCTCGAACACGGCCTGACCCGGCCCCAAGTACCACCGCAGATCCGTGTTGAGTTCGCGCTTCACCCGCGCTTGCCAGCCTTCTTCAGCGACTTGGTTCGTTCTCTCTTGTTAGGGACTCGCTCCTTTCGTGCCGACATGGACGGCGCCTTAGCACGCACGACGGGCACGATCTCCACGGCACGCACGGCCTTAAGAACTCCACCATCGAGCGTCCGAACGATCACCGCTCCTGATTCGTCGTAGCCGATCACCTCGCCTTTTTGGCTTGGGTCAGATTTCCATGTGACGGACTGCCCGGGGTCGAGCGGCTTTTGTGGCTGCAGGGCAGCGAGGCGCGACTCGTGATAACGTCGCATGTACCCGACATCGCCGGTTGTCGTCGCGAGCGTGGCCGCGTGCAGCCAGCCAACGAAGTCGCCAGCATTCATGGACGCGATGGTGATGTTGGCGATCGTTGGCGCGGGACCAGATGCTGTATTCGCCTGCGCTTGCGCCTGTCCCGTCTCGGTAGTCGCGGTGCTCGTTGTCGTGTCGTCGTCCATTTATTCACCCTTCGCCGAACGAAGGTGCTCAATCACCTCGCCGATTTCCGCCGTCTGGAACTTGACGGATAATGCTGTCGCTTCCGCAAGCTTAGCTTTCGCGATCGGTGCTGCTGTCGCGGTGCTCGTTGTCGTGTCCACTACTTTATTATTCAAAGATCATCCTCCGGAACGCTCGCGCCCTCCGAGCACAGATCCGACTCCTCGCACGACGTCGCCGCCGAATAGCAAGCCCGGTCGTAGCCAAACCCAGCGCTTATCAGAAAGCGGCACACGTCCTCACACGTCCGGTCATCCGCGGTTCCCATGATGTCGTCGTCACCATCCTCTGTCTCCGCGTACTTGCACCCGAGTTTGCGGCCCGTGTCACAGGCCATGGAGCACCCGTCCTGGCTATCGACGATCACCACCGGCACAGGTCGCACGGGCGGCGGGTCGTTGGTCGTAACGCATGACGACCCACACGCAGTGAATACCAGCAGCGCCAGATAGAACACCCTCATGCCGCCATCCTTCCTTCCGGAAGCGTCACAACAAAGATGTCGCGCGCGTGATCCAGCCAAGTGTCGTAGCGCCACTTCACGTACGGAACGTGCCGGCGCCAGCCATCCCACCATTGGTCCGTAGTCAACGTCTCTTCGTTGTCGTCGTACTCGCCCCACAGCAGCATGGAGTGCCCGCCTTCGACCACGCCAGTCATGCGGTCAATGATCCCTGGGCCACTACGGTCCATGAACGAAGTGCGCAACGTCATGCCGTATCCGACCCCGCAGTCTGCCCGTAGCGCTGCCTTGACTTGGCGGAGGCGCTCCGTTGGGTTGGGATGATCGATCCAGTGATACGCCAGCTCCTTAGCGTCCAGCCCCTTCGTCAGCACGTGCGCTGGCGGCATGCGATTGAGCTTGTGAAAGGCGGTCGAGTACGGATAGTCCTCTTCGAGGCAGATCCCCACCTTGCTCCAAGCCTCAAGCGCGGTCCGGTGATACGTTCCACCGTCCCACAAAAAGCCATTGTGGAGCTTCCTCGAGAGTGCATAGCCTGCTCGCCGTGACCGCTGCCGGTGAGGCAACCCGCGTCTGAGTTCCCATACGTTCGCTGCCTGCGTTAGGCTGTGAAGCACGCACGTCCCAGCACTGCCCTGGTAGATACGCGGCGGCGGTTGCGGACTGTACTTCGCACTCGCATCGTAGAGTGCGAGTTCTGCGAAGTTGTAGTCCCTCAGATCTGCCATCCAGTTGGACAGATCGTCCCCGAGAGGTTTGCAGCCAAGGCAGGTGCCATTCGCTATCCGCCTGGCTGCTCGCAGCGCGTTGGCCCCGATCACTCAACCCCAGCCTGCGCCTTGAGCGCACCAAAGGTCGGAATTATCAGTTTCCCGGGCGTCGCCGCAAGAATCGTCTGGTCCGGGCCAAGACCCATGCCGATCCCTTCCTTTTCAAGCGTCGCCACGAGGTGGCCATAGGCGTCCGTGAGCGCCTGCATGGCTGCATGACTCTCCTCTCCGATGCCCTTGCCCTGTGCGGCAACCACGCGGTCGGCAGCGTCTTTCACGCGTTCCAACGCTTCGGCGACACGCGCCTTGGTTTCCTCAGGCAGATCGCCAGACATGACCTGGCTGACGAGAGTGCGAACCCCGTCGACCAGCGGGATCAGGTTGCTGACCCATTGCACCACCTGGGCGGCGATCGGGAGTGCGGAACCCACGCACCCCTGCACATTGATTGACGCAAACAAGAGGGCGCATGCGAACGTCGTGTTACGGATTGATGATTTCATTTTTTGTTCCCACTTTCGCTGCAACTGCAGCTGTTATAGCCCGTATCCACAGCAACCAGAGCTGCGAACACAGCGCGAGTTAGGCTCGGGTGCCACGCGCTATTATCGTATTCTGGAATCAAAAGATCGCCATTGCTGTTCCATGCGCAAACGTACCAACCTTGTTCATCACCGCTCCAATCCAGGATGAGCCGGTTACACCGGTCGCCAAGCGAAGCCTTAATCATCCCGATCGCTGGATCGAGGTTGGCTGGGTGGTCGACGTGAATCGCTTCCGGCGTGATTCTGATCATGCCTGCTTTCCACTGGAAAGAACGGCACCGCATGGCTCGCTTACCTAGCTCAACCGCATCACTCACGGGAGCACCTCCACATGCGTTGTTCCATCGCCAGGTATACACGGAGCGTATGCGGGCGCATGCCCTGATCGCGGGGCGCGGACCTCGTCGACAGGCTCCCACGGCAACAGGCACGGCATGCGGCAGAAGCACTGCCCAGCGTCCGCCCTGGACTCAAGCTTGCCGGCCGCAAAGCACTTAGACCGGCACATGGCATCAGACACGGGATTCGACCGCTCCCAACGGACCCCAACAAAGATCCCAACAAAGATGCACGCAGCGATGGCGCACATGCCAATCAGCATCTCTCGAGACGCGTTCACGATCGCCCTGCCCGGAACCACAGCCGCCATGCCGAGATTGCGTCGTCAAAAAAGTCACATGCGCTTCTGAACAACACACCAACCAAAAAAGCATGGAAAATGTCGTCATCAGCGCGAGGCACCAACCACGCGCAAACTCCTCCAAGGAGGACGAACCAGACAGTCAGGAACCACCGGTCACCCGACTCAACGTCGTAACGTCGTCGACTCACAGCACACTCTCCACTCCATCCCGGAGCGTGAACCAAGATTTTAGAAAAAACAAACAGGTCACTTCGCCCTCGCATAGAAAAAATTTCCAGTCTGCCCGCACCAGACCCGCCGATATCCCGGGATCGGCGGATCCATCATCACGGGCTCAACCACGCCGCCCAGCCGATCGGCGTCGTTGGCCGCCACGCCGCGGTCGACGTACAGGGCAGTTCACTTCGACCTCCGCAGATCCGCATAGAACGCGTTCAACGTCTCGCCGCAGTCGACGGAATTACTCTTGCAGAACCCCCCGTGCTTATAGTTCGGGTTGCGGCTTCCACTTTGATTGCGACCTCCGCCCGCGCGACCCTTTTCCTTCATGTCCCTGCCGTTATCTGCCGCCGTACCGACGAAGAGGTGCGCCGGATTTACGCATGGCGGGTTGTCGCAGTGATGGCAGACCATCATTCCGTCCGGGACATCGACCCCGGACAGCTTCAGCGCGAGTCGGTGCGCGAACTCTTTGCGCCTTGTCCCATCCGCCAGGCTGCCAACCCTAAACCTGCCGTACCCGGACCTGTCTCGCTGCGACTTCCAAAGCCAGCAACTGTCATTCTGTGCCAACATCAACCTTTGGCCAAAATCGATGAGCGATCGGAACGGGCCTAGGCCCGCGCCCCGGGTTGATGCGCTTCTGAAATCCAGTCACTGACGACCAGGATCGACCGTTCATGATCGCGGCCACCATGACCCTGCTGAAATCCAGAGCCACATCACCATGCTTGCGTCCGCTGTCGCATACATCGCGAACGATGCGAACCACGTCTTGCTCGGCGAGCTTCATCGTCGTTCCCTTTCGTAGAACCGGTTCAACGTATCGCCGCAACGGATGCGCGTGTGCCCCGCAGGAACCGGGTCGCTCTTTGACCCCCAGTGAAACGCGCGGCCTCGACACGGGTCCGCCACCTCGCCCTGCGCCCATTCAGCGGCCCTCGTGAGCGCCGCCCGCCAGGAGCCCACCCTGTCCGCCCAATCCACCCTGTGCGCCGGCCAGTGCGCCGGCTGGGCACCTTCTATCGTGAGCGCCCGTATCCATTGCTGCCTGCGCTTCTTCGGTCGCTTGCCCCGAAGCGGCGCGCAGTACGCCCGGACCATGTCAACAAATCGCATCGATGGGTTGCGACCAACTGCCTGTGACCAACGCCTCGCCAGCACGTGCGCGATTCCGTCCCAGTCCCGCTGAGCCTCCCATCCGCCCTCCCCAACGAACGCCTTCGCGAGAGTCACGTGGGATTCTCGATCCCATTGCTCGGATGGGATTGGACGCTGAGCTATGACCGTAGCAGCGGTCGCGAGCGTGGCTGTGAATGCTAGGGCTCTCACGGCTGCCACCTTATCCGCCGCCCACATTCGATACTTTTTCATCCAATTCCAATTGCATCGCGAACGCAGTTTCGCGATCGCAGTCGTGACTACCCTTCATCCAATAGTTTCTGTTGCACGTCCACCCGCGCATCGTCAGGTAAGCTATCTCAAACACATCCTCTTCATCCAACACTCTTATTTCCACCGTTCACATCCTCCGGAAAAGCCGTGCAGTTCAATCTTGACCACAATCACGTCACGCTCCCCAAAAGCAGGTCGCCTTGGCCAGGGGCCAGTACCGCGCAGTACGGAGGGAAATCCTCACCACACCGGCACTCGGGAGCCACGAGCCCGCGGAACGCTCCGCATGCGAATGGGATCGACGTCGTCATGGGAGCGTCGCAGTTGTAGCAAGGTTGGGTGAACGGTTCGATTCCGTATCGGTCGGCCCATGCCTTCGGGTATGCCCCGTGGACCACGAGGAATTGCGACCTATCAAGCATGCTCTGTCTCCATAGCTTCCGCTGCACAAAAGACGTTTGTCTGTCTCATGTCCATCAACGCCTCCGCATACTCGTTCGCTCCTAGAGACAGCGCAATTTGCCGTGCTACCGCCAACGCCGTATCGACGTCAGAAGCGATCCCTTGCAAGAGCCGACCTCGTTCGGTGACCGCGTGCGATTCGAGAACTTTCACCCTCGACGCCTCTCGCGCTGCGCCCATGAGTGACCCAAACATTCATGATCTCCATCGTGCCCTTTAGGGAGCACGCACCCTATCGAACTCGGAACGCGTGAAGCCTCCGCACCAAACAGTCGCTCGTGTTCTCCATTCGGCAAACGAACGCCACAGCCGCACAGCACATACGAACCGGAGTATTCAATCCGTTCAGACTGAACCGGACCCTTGACCTTATGCATATGCAATGCGACCAGCCTTACCGCTTGAATGCGGATCTGATCTAGCTCGTCAGCATAGGAGCCGAGATCTTCCGCGCGCGCGTTAGCCACCGCATTACAAAGCCCGCGCTCTACGTCGGAACTGATCGCCGATAATCGTCGTTGGCGAAGGTTGAACATCCGGTTTACTTTTTCCACTCCGGATGCTCTGTTTTCGCACCAGGCCGCCGCACCCACGTGCCTGATTCGTCACTCTCGACTCGCATTCTCACCGCTTCACCCGAGTGCCTTCTCGCTTGTCGATCGCATCGAAATCCACGATCACACTCGGCTGGGTGACGTCGTCCCAAACCGTCTTCGGGGTGTTGTCACCTCTCGGCGGTGGAGGCGGGACCGTCCGGCTAGACGCAACCAAGCGTTCCCACACTCCCAAGAGTGCTGCGAACAACTCCTTCCCGCCCGGCGACCGGACGATACCCATCCAGTCCATTCCACGCCGCTCTACAGCGGTAGCCAGCGCGCGTAGAGCGACGGCCGGCGACACGTCCCACGGAGCCTTTGGCGGACCTGCTGGGGGCTGCATGGGTGTGCTCCCCGGGAAGCTTGGTAGCTTGGGTGGTCCAGGGAGTTTTTCCCATGGCGCGCGTCCCATGGTTGCCATGGGTTGAGGTAGCGATTCCCCCATCGGCGGTGGTGGTGGCTGCATGGCTGCGCGTAAACTCGGGATTGGCCCAGGTAGACCTGTCACTCGCATTTGTTCCGACATGCCCGTGCTCAGCTTGTAGGTCGTCTCAACGACGCCACCAGTCGTGCTGGTTTTGATCTCTGTGACCGGCTTGCAGCGGCATACCAGTCCCCCGCAGTCGGCACACCTAGTCCTACCGATTGGGAAGAGTGCCTTCACTCGCTCTACTGGGAAGAAGCTCATCGTACGACCATCGCCTCCTGCTGGAATCGTTTGGGCAAGAGCGCGTGCACTTCGATCGACCAACATCCCCACTTACCGATGCAGATCCCGGGCGCCGCGTCATCCCCGATCGGCTCGTCGTTTCCGACAATCGCGCGAGCAGTGGCTTGCTCGATCTTGCGGGTGACCTCGCGGCGCGCCCTCACCATGCCTCGCCCGATGATCCTCGCCCGCCAAGTTGCCGGATAGACCTGGATGCGCTTGCTCTTCTGTCCGCCCGCCTTGACCCAGGATACCTGCCAGATCTTCAGGGCGCCCCCAAGTCCGAGCATCGTGGGACGGTTGCCGCCCCATGCGCGCTCGGTGACCAGGACCGCCGGGACGCCAAACTGGCGACCGAGTTCGACCGCACGCTCGCAGACATGCAATACCTCGTCGAGGTTCTCGACATTGAGTTCTCCGAAATCAATCAGTGAACCATGCATCCAGATCGACCACCCAGAACGAGACGCGGTATCGACCCCGAGGACAACGCAGCGATTGACGACAGCGCGCATTTCTTTCATCCACGCCTCAAATCGACGTCCCACTTCAGTGGTCCGCCTGGGCCCCTAACGCTCGACGGCGCCATCCCTCTGCCCGTGTCGAACCGATAGCTTCTCGGAGGCAGGTCGCCCGCCTTCACCCCGAGTTGCCCATCACTGAATAGATAGACTGTGGTGCCATTGAGTTCGTAGCCTTCTGCGCTCATAAGGCATCTCACTTGCCGAGACATCTCAGCGATGAAAGCGTCGCCCATGTTGTAGATTTCTCGAGCACTCTGCATGTCTACCACGCGTCCGAAAATTTGCAGTTCTCCTAAGCTGGTTTGTGGCACGAAAATCATGGAGCAACTCCCGTATCCCAGTCGCAATAGTTCTCGTCTGGATCGTTGAAGGCAGTCACCCATTCCTCATACCCTGGGTCACCCAACAGAACGCGCATCACCTGATCCAAAACCCACTGCTTGTGGTGCGCGCCATCGAACATCCCATAGGTCGATATCAAATCAACTGCTTCGCTGATCCGCGCGTCCTTCTCGATTGTCACTCCGACACCTCGACGCATACGCGCAGAAACCACGCGTCGTCTTCCTGGTCGAAGTGCTGCCCCAAGAGCAGACGCGTCGACGTATCCCACGGCTGCCTACCGTCGCCGTCCTCGCCGAACACGATCACAGGTCTCGGAAGATTGCTCGCGACCAGCAACTTGTGCGCGGCATGCTCGGGCAACTCGGCGATGGCTTCCAACCGAAGAACACGCGCGGCTATATCCCTCTCGGACGGCTCGGCAACGTTGTGGAATCCTATCCAGTCAGCTTTCCACACGGAGCCTGGTTGCCCTGGCTCGCCTTCTTGCCAGATCGACATGGTGAACACCGTGCACGAAGTGCACTCTTCAACGCCTAGGGCTAGTCCGTCCGTGGATGCGCTATGGAACCCAGTGGATGTCACGATCCTATTGCACGCAGAATTGATACGATCAACCGCATCATTCATGCGCGGTCCGAATGCAACCTGAAAATCCCGGGACAACTCTGGCCGCGGAGAGCGGTGCATCCCGCACCGACATCTAACTGAACCGTCGTCGTTTCTATCAATATCAATGACGCACTCACCGTTTTCGAACTTCGCGTGTGACACGCCGCATATTTCGGAAACACGGACCAAGAGATTATCGATATCGCTACGCGTCAGCGCGCGGAGGAACCCCATTTCACGCCGAACATCCATCTCGGTTCTTGTCCGATTTTCAAACATAGCTTCCTCCATGCGTAAAAGGTGCCGGGATGTCGCTCCCGGCGGGCGCTGTGTTCGACGCTTCAGGCAGCGTCGCGCGAGGAACCGCCGCACAGTCACGGCAGCGGAAGTGGTCCATGACAAAACCATCCCCAACCTCTGCTCGCACACTGCAGTGCGCGCCACCCACGCACAGCCAGACCATAGCGAGCCAGAAAATCATTGAGTTGCGAACGACCGTCTCCATCTCAGTCCTCGTCCGTCTCGTCAGCCACCAGCTGGACCGCCATCGCTAGGTTGCAATATACGCAATCTTCGTCCCGACAGTAGGGTTCATCATCGTAAACGTCAGCGCCATCGCATGGACCATGATCGACGATGTAGTCAACTGCTGCGTTGAACAGCTTTTTAGCTCTACGATCTACGTCGTTCATGTCCCACCGATATTTGATTCATGTCTCATCTGAGCGCCTCCCATGCCAATGCAGCCACTGCTGGAACCTGGCCATTTCCAGTGGCTGCACATCGCACCACCCGATTGGCCATCCCATCATCCACTCCCGAAATGATATCCACGGGCCACCAGTCATCGCTTCCAAGCTCGGGCGCACCTTCCCGACCCGCCCCGCTGCGCCGCCCCGATTGCTCCCGTAGAGCGTCGCCGTCGGCGTCGGCAGGACTCGCCCCATCAGTTCCGCAAGTCGCCGATGCGCATCCCATTTGAGCATCGATCGCGAATTCTCGTTGCCCGCCGTAGTCGGCGTCGGCAACATCGCGTTGTGCATCAGCGCAGGTAGCGATGGTGAGTTGCGGGCCATCTCCGACGGGGCACCGGCTCCTCGCCTCCCGTCCGAAGCTAGGAGTGTGGGCAGCATGGCGAGCGATAAGCGCTGCCCTCCACGACTCCCCTTCCCTCTCTGACGCAGCCCGCTCCCGCCGTCGCTCGCCAGCGGCGTGGGCAACGATCCATATCCGTTCCCGTCGGTGTGGAGCTCCGACGCAACAAGCGCCGAGCACTCCCCATCTCGCATCGAACCCCAACGCGGCCAGGTCTCCGAGAACTCGTCCAAGCCCGAGAGCAACGAGGTTTGCCGAGTTTTCCACGAAGACGTGGCGCGGTCGTACCTCGCGAATGATTCTGGCCATCTCCGCCCACAGTCCGCTTCGCTCGCCGTCGATGCCTGCCCGGAGTCCTGCGGGGCTAATGTCCTGACAGGGAAATCCGCCTGTGACGACGTCGGCATGTCCTTGCCAAGGTCGCCCGTCGAACGTGCGGACGTCATCCCAGATCGGGAAACGCTCGAGCATGCCGTTTCGCTGTCGGGCGAGGAGCGTGGATCGGCAGTAGGGAGCAATTTCAACAGCGCAGACGGGAACGTGCCCGAGGAGCTTGTCGGCGAGAATTCCGCCTCCAGCTCCTGCAAAAAGGTGCATGGTTCTGAGTGGTCGCTTAGGTAATGCCATGTCATAACCTGAACCTCGGGTTGGCTCGACGTCTCAAACGTCGTCGATCCGCTCCACCCGCGTCACCCTCACCCTTCCGAACCGAGGGTCTTGAAATACCTCCACGGTCGTAAGTCGGTAGCGTTTTCGGGTGGTCTCCCAATCTCCCTGGTCCACCGCGATTCGCTCGTTTCCGACCTCCCACCAGGACTCGTTGGCAAACTCGGGACAGGGTCGGCATTTTGGCGTTGTTGTCATGCATCACCGGTCACTCCAGTGTTGATCGTTCACATCTTCAGGGTCGTGGTGGTTGTCGAGGTTGGCGATTCGGATGTAGCTACCTTGCCATGCCAGATTGCGAACTCCTGTCTCACCATCTCGTTGCTTCGCAACATTGATCTCAACGATGCCCTTATTCTTGCTTTCCTGGCCATAGTAATACTCGTCTCGATATACGAGCATGATAGCATCCGCATCCTGTTCGATGGCTCCGCTGTTATGCACTACCATTCCTGACGCCACGAAGTTGTTAGGGCCAGGCACTTGTAGGTCTGCCACACGCACTGGCTTATCCTGCTTGCGCACCTCCAGAACGCAACCCCAGCCGACGCCTGGGGTTGTCATGTACGGCGAACGCGCAATGGTATCGAGCCCTGGCGTCCACTTCACGATGGCTTCCATGTCGCGCTTGCAGATCAGCTTGTGTGTGCCGTCGGTGCGACGCTGGAATCGCCGCGCCGTAGACAGTTCCGCCGCAAGGTCGACGAAGATTTGAGGAGCAGGGTCAATCCGCGCAGGGTCGGGTTCGGCCAGAACACCAAACCGCCCAGGGGCGTTCACGATGGGTGACATCCTCGCGCTGTCGACGGTGCTCGCACGAACAGTCCACAGTCCATCATGGAGGCTAACCGTCGACCTCACACCAACTGTAAGCAGAAGCCACGCGACTTGACGTGCCAACAACTCGTTGACCGTTGAGTATTTGGCATCCCCATTCGTGACTGTGCCGTCTGATTCCCAAAGCCCGCGTAGCAGATCGATGTGTGTCTCGTCGCTGCTCCCAAGGTATGTTGTCGGAACGGACTTGTCGTGCGCCGTCTTGCCTTCCAGCCCCAGCTCCCTGATCCAGCCCATCAACGGGTTCGGACTGCACCCGGACTCCACACCGTTCGACAAGTACGCGTCTACCACGCACTCGCACTTCTGGTTTTTCCGAGCCTTCACATCCACGCCGAACGCCGCCACAGCGGCTCTCACGTCTGCATCCAGCTCATCGCGGTAGATCAGCGAAGGCGTTCCCGATAGCCCGCCGTTGCCAAGAAGCCACCCAAGAAGGCGCGCATGCGGTAACGCGCCACGGTTGGCGTGAGGGATTCGATTGGGTGCTGCCACAACGTCGCGGCCGGGCTGCAAGTGCCGAGCTTGCTTGTATCCCGTCCCTGTTAGGACGAGATGCCGAGGCGTCACCCGGAAGCGCCCAAACTGGGTCACGACCTCGATCACGCTGTTGTGACGCTTCGGAACGTAGGAGCATGGATTTTCGGTCACCCCCGAGGCCGTCGAAGAGATCACGCTCGACGGGCGCGATCCAAGTTGAACGGGTCCGCCCGCGGTGTAGACCCATTCATCGATCGGCAGACATTCCCTCATATCAGAGATCATCGGGCGTTTGTCTGCGCGCGACTCGACAGCTCTATTGAGTTGCGACAAACACAGGACCGGTACATCACACTCATGCGCTAGCGCCATGAGCGACCTCGAGAAGTAGGATACCTCTTGCTCGCGAACTTGGAATTTGCGACTGCTCCCAAGCAACTGCAAATAGTCGACCAGTACGACGCCGAGTTTTCCGCCGTTCTTTCTGCGAAGCCTCTTCGCGTTCCTGACCACCGACTCAACGTGCTCACCAGGTCGATCCGCAAAGTACAGCGGCAACTTGGAAATGTCGTTCGCTGACTCGCTTAGCCGGCTCCACTCCTCATTGGTGAATTTTGCCGTCTTGACCTTGTTGAAGAGTACGTTGGCCTCTGACGCCATCATGCGGTGTCCCCATTGCCGACGACTCATCTCGAGACTGACGACAAACCCAGGAAGGCGCGATTTTTTGACAATACCAAGTGTCAGATCCTTCGCAATCGTGCTCTTCCCGCTCCCGGGGCGTCCGGCGATCACGTAGATTTTCCCAGGCTCAAACCCTGAAAGCGTTTCGTCTATATCTGGGAACCCCGACATGTGCCCAGCTAGACCGCCGCCACGGTCAGCGTGGGCAACAATCCCCTGGAAAGCTTCTGCGATAACCTCTGAGCACGTGTACACGTCTCCGTGATTGCCTTGGTTTGCCTCCAGAGATTCGCCTAACAAACTCTCCGTGTGTCCGAGAAAGTCGTCCAACGATCCGTAGTCGCCATACCCAAGTGAGGCGGTTTTATGGCAGGCCGAAATAACGCTACGGACGATCGACTTCTCGCGCACGATCTTGGCATGAGACAAGATGTTAGATATAATAGGAATGGTGCTCGTAAGCTCTAACAGGTAATCGTCACCACCAACGGCTTTAAGATAGTTTTTTGTCACCAGCCTCTCACGCAGCGTGACCGCATCGACCGGAGAATTTGCCGATCGCAGTTCCAACATGCACTCGAAGATCTTTGAGTGCGCATCGATGTAGAAGTCGCCGGCCACGACCGGCACATCTTCCACTTCGTCGAAAGCCTCACTCTCAAGGAGAAGCCCGCCGAGCACAGATCGCTCGGCTGACAGGTCGTGCGGTGGCTGGCGACTGACGGTCATGGTTTGGCGTCCCCTGCCTGGGGTTCGGCGTCTTTTGCCTTCCGCGCTAGTTCGGCAGCCTGCTCCAGCAGGCGTCCCATCCGCCCTCCCGCGACAGGCCAGGGCCGCTGCGGCCCGTGCTGCGGCAAGGCCACCTCCTCAGCCTCGGCTGATCGGGGCCGCGGAGCCCAGCTTCCGGCGGCCCCGGGAGGCGGTCCGCTCATTCGGCGCGAGGATGCCCCAGGAGGCCCGCTGTTGGCCGATGGGTAGGTCACCCCGTCTGTGGGCACTCCGAGGCATCTGAGCCAGTGCTGGAGGCCCTGGCGCCGCATGAAATCGGGTCGGTCTCCCAGCAGGACGCGGATCTGGACCTTGAGGTCCTCGGGACCGTCGCATTTCGCCGCCAGGGCACGCAGGTCCGCCCGGTGCACGCCCGACCAGTTCAGCCGGCAGGTCGGCAGGTCGCGCTTGCGGCCGGTCCCCTCGGCGTAGGCCGTCGCCAGGGCTTCCCACGCGGCGTCTGGGTCCGGACCGGGCGAAGCTTGCTCGGGGGATCCCTGGTCGGCCGGGGCCAGGGCATGCGCCGCCTGGGACGCTGACAGATCTGCAGGGATCTCTAATTCATGTTGGGTCGGGTCGGGCCGGGCTGGGTCGGGGGGGACACTCGCACGTGCGTGCGTAGCCTGTGCGTATCCAGCTACGCACGAACATGCGTATCCAGACTCATAGCGCCTGTCACCTTTCCTTGAGTTGCAAGAAACGCATGCAATAACGCAGTTCTTTAGAGATGTTCCGCCGCCCTTGCGCCTCGGGACAACGTGGTCAACCGTGCCTGTCCGTTCGGTAAGTTTCTCTCCGCAATAGTGGCAAGACCCGCCGCACTTCTCGATGAGTTTGAGCTTGAAACCATCTCGTGATTCGGATGTATTTGCGCGTTTGTACTCGCGATTGGCTCTGATTTGGGCCTTCGTTGGGTTGTAATCCGCCCAATCGATGAAGAAGTAGCTGTCGCCTTCTTCGTGCCAAAGGCCAGCCGTGACGAGTTCTTTTGCGGTCTTCGGCGTGAACCCAAACAATCTGACGCACGCGTGGGGAACACGGCCGTCCAGAAGATGTCGACTGCTATACGCGCCAGCGCAAAGCCAAAGCCCAAGCGCTTGACGTCCAGCAGCGGTCTTCCTCAGCGCCGTTACCTTCGGGTGGTCATAAAACCCATCGTCGACCTTGAACCACGGCATCAACCGACCCTCCTGTCCGCCCCATGCAGCGAGCACGGCCGCCCAAACCGCCGCTCGTGCTCACACCCTCGGCATGGCTCCCCGGGGGCCATGGGAGCCACATTCGTCCACGCAACGCGCTTGTCGAACTCCACGCTGGCGGTGCGCGCGACCCCGGCGTCGTGCGCGGTTTCGAGGCGTGCCTGTGCGCTACTGCTCATCGACGCTCCTCAGGCTTGAGCCAGGCGAGATAGATGCCTGCCAACTTGGCGTGGTCGTCCACCCACCCAAGCCCCGCGAGTTGGTCGACTGAAACCCATCCCACGCCGTCCAGATCGTCCGCGCCCTTTGCGGAGCCGTGCGCGTAACGGCAATGGAACAACGACGTTCGCCACACGCCACCGCCCTGGCGATCGCGCCATGTCTTGATCGCGCCAGACCAAACGTGCGTCCAATGCCCGGCCTCCACGCCCGTCTCTTCCGCTAACTCCCGCTTGGCGGCCGCTAAGTCGGTATCGTCGCCCGGGTCAACGTGTCCGCCTGGGAACCGGTGCGCCCCACCCTCGGAGGCTCTACGGCCCACCAACACCTCGACCTTCTTGTCGTAGAATCCGCGACGTGAGCAGATGACGTCCACGCAGGGATAGATCGGCGTGTAGCGGTTGTACGCAGCGTAGATCAGGCCCCTGCGAAAGCTCGCGTGGTTCTCAACCTTCGAACCATCAATGTCCCGGAGATCGGTTCCGGATAGTTTGGATACCGGATCAATCTCCACGGTTGGGTGTTTGCCAAGATATCGCCCACGGAACGAATCGCGCCCGCCGTACAGAGTGACCGTGTCCCTTGGGTAGAGCGCTGAAATCGCCGTGTCGAGCGACGATGACCACCCGGTGTCCGTGTACTGGTCAACCATTGGGAACACCTGCGCGCGCTGGCATGCTTCTTTGATCATCTGCTCGCGCGTCGGATAGTCGAGCGGGTCGGACTTGGTGTTCAACTGCGCTGGCTGGACTCCGACGAAAACGCACAACTTGGAGTGCTTGTCGGCTTCTGCAAGCACCGCGAGGTGCCCTTCGTGCAGGTCAGCAACCTGGAAGCGGCCCACAACAACGCCGACGCCTTTGCGTGGAGGCTGCATCATAGTGCCGCCCGATCCCTAATCTCGTCGAACGTGTGTCGTACCTTGATCTCGCCGTCGCGGAAGACTTCGACGAGTTGATCGGGCTCGTCTTTCCACTCCAAACCGTCCTGTCTAGTAGTGACGTACTCGCCGCCTTCGTTTCTCACCAGCTTCAATCGACCTCGCTTGCTAGCCTTGGACGGCATGCCGGTAGGATCCTTGTAGACGTCTCGCGTGAACCAACTGCCTTTGACGTGCGAGCATTTGAATGCGAATGAGAGCGTGTCACGGTCCAACTTCTGGAGAAGTCCTCCACCGGAGCCGAAGGCGACGTTGTCGGTCGACCAGCCGTCTTCGTTGATCACTCTTAGGACTGACCTGAGCATGGGCAAATCAATGCCATCCCCCTGGATCACGCGGACCTGAGGCGGTAGCACCATGTAGCCATGGGAGTTTCTGGTATAGCCGAACGCCCTCCCGAGCTCGCGAAGGACCATCAGAACGCTGTCACGCGGGTCGCCGCTGTCCGGACGAACAACAAGCGTACCTTCGCGTTTGAGGACGAGATCTCGCAGCTCCCCACCCCAGTATTCCCGGCAGGCTCGGACGATGTCGTAAGAGTCGCTGACGCATGCAACGATTCCGGTTGGGTACGTCTCCAGTAGATTGCGGAATGCGTCGACCTCTGCCGCTTTGCCCCAACTCGTGATCGTACTGTGCTCCGTCGCAGGAATTGAGAACCCTGGCATACCCGCGTCGTAGTACTTCCGCGCGAGTTGCACCCCCGCGAACGTGTCCGTGCCAGCGAAGTTGACCAAGTGCGCAGCACCCCCGATTGCGGCTTGTTCGAAGCACGAAACACCGCGAAAACCGAAGTCGTGGAGCTTGAATGGCAGCCCGGAAGGGTCGCCAGTGCGCGATAGCGAATCAGCTATTACGCGCTTCATTTCTCGGGATTGCGTCGCGACGGTGCACGGATACCAGACTTGCACGAGGTAAGTCTCAAGCCAGTTGGTCAGCCAGTAACACTCCCGGTCGGTGTTCTCGATCGTCATGAGCACGTTACGTGTCGGCACGACCGTTCCCTCAGGAACCGCGCGGATCACGACGGGCAGGTGCCCACCATGCTCGTTGGCGATGCGCATCCAACCCGCGGCATTGAAGTGGTCGGCGCCAAAATGCTCACCCCATAGAGCCGCCGCTTGTTCGACCATGACGGGCGTGACAACACACCCTTGAAGTCGATCGAGCATGTACTGAAGCCCAAAGAACACCACTTCATCAGCCCACCCATCCGGGCGCGCCCGCGCCTCCATGTACGAGTAGACATTGGTAGTGCCACGCGGATACTGCAGGGCGTGCGTGACCTTGTAACTGTCGGTGGCTAGCGCAATGTTGAAATCGAGCACGTCATCTCCCTTCGCTATTTATTTAGTGACCTTCGGCGTCTCCACGGACCTTGGCAATCAAGTCCATCACCTTCGCTTGCACGGTAGCGTAGTTGCCCTCCGCAGCGGCTAGCCGGTTCTCCAGCGAGATCACTTGCTGACGAAGAACGCTAACGTTGTTCCCGTCGCGCACATATCGATCCGCGTCTTGCTCCGTTACCGGTACCGATAGCAGCGTCGTGCGCGCCCCATCTGGCGTAATGATCGAGATCTCCATGTAGTGTCCATCATTCACTTCGCCATCCTCCACTCAGCATGTTTCTGAGACCCTTCCACTGGCTACGCTCCACCGGAGTCTCCTCACAGTGTTGGAGCAACGACCTCGGGGCGACCGTCCGCAATTTTCGCAGCGAATGTCCCTCAATTTGCCGAATGCGCTCGCGCGTCACGTTCGCGATTTTTCCGATCTCGTTCAACGAGTGTTCGCCACGGTCCGCAACGTCCAGCGCGCAAGTCTCCGAGAGTTCGTCGACATCCTTGCCGGGGAAGGCGAACCGGATCGTCGGAGGATTGGTCGGAGCTACGTCTAAGTAGAGGTGGTGACGGCAAGATACGAATGCGCAAGGGCGCGGCCCGTTGATGCATTCCCCCCGTGTCTTCGGGCGCCGCACGTCATCCGGATAGGGTACATGCTCTTTATCGAGCATCGCCGCCGACTCGCGTTGTGTCTCAAGCCGTGGCCGACCATCGACTGGGTTCGTGAAGCCTTGTCGAAAATCAACACTCATGGGCTTTGGCCGATCCCTCCTGGGAACTCCCGCGGCCAATCGCCTTCAGGCCAGTGCTTGGGGTCGCCGCCCTTTCGGTCGCGGTCGTTCGCGATCTGCTTCACGAAGCAGGCAACGCCAGCCTCTTGGCATTGACTAACAATTGATGATGCCCACTCGGTCTCCATGGGTCTCGGGTTGCGGCCCGACTCGGAGCCGACGATGACCCAGTGCAACAGCGATCGCGTCTGAACGCGCCCGCCAGCGCCACCGCCTAACTTATGCCAATCGGGCAGGCGAAGGTCCACGGGACCGAGCAGTGGCTCGGCTGAGACAAAACGAATCGCCGCCGGGCACTCAAGCAGGATCGGGATGCGCTCGTCTGCGGTCTCTTGGTTCTCGGCGCTCACGCCCAGGTGCACGTTGGGCAGCGGCCAAGCCTGCGTCATGGCGTTGACGTAGTTCTTGGCCCCAAGCAGATCATGCCCGGCTAGCATGACACACGCAGAGGACGTCACGTCGTTGACGCCTGGGGATGCCCCAACCAGCCCAGGAAGCAGGGCGCCTTGCGCCGCGATCCATTCGAAGAACTCCACCATGCGCGCGGGTCTTTTCGTCAGGACTTGGAAGATGTGCTGCGGGCACGCGGCCATCACACCGAACACCGCCGCGATGTACTCGAACGGCACGTCCTCGTGGAACAGGTCACTCATCGAGTTGACAAAGATCCGCCGCGGCTTCCGCCACTTCAACGGCTTGTCCAGCGCTTCCGGGACCAGTCGGACCTCGCCTGTCCAGCGCCGACCGGCCTTGCCCAGCACCGTCAGCCCGCGGTAGCGCTCCACGCCCATATGTTCGAGGCGATAGGCCATCTGCTCTGCGTAGCAACGCTCGCAGCCAGCGCTGACACGGGCGCAGCCGATAATAGGGTTCCACGTCTCTCCGCTTGAACCGTCGTTCCCTCGTGTCCACTCGATATTGCTCATAACTTCTCCATGGCCCAGCCGAGCACGCCAGGCGCGACGGGCACGACGATCCCGAGCCCGTGTTCGTAGGCGTCGCGAATGCCCACCGTGTACTGCTCGGCAGGTGCGTCGACCCATCCTTTGAGCGCCGCGTAGCGGTGAGCTAAGGCGTCCCAGGCGTTCCTGGCGTTCCAGGCGTTCCTGGCGTTCAAGGCGGCCCAGGCGTCCCAGGCGTCCCAGGCGTTCAAGGCGGCCCAGGCGTCCCTGGCGTCCCAGGCGTCCCAGACGTACCAGGCGGCCCTTGGGGTGCAGTCGGACGACGGGTACTCTTGCAGCTCCCAGTCAATCAATCCTCGTGCGTCCAGCGCGGCGCGCAACCCGGCGATCACAGCGTCCCTGTCGCGCTT